CTGCTGGACGTACAAGTCCTCTTCCAGTGCCAGCACCGGGATCAGGTTGCTCACGTCCTTAATCACGTTCAGCGCATTCAGCTTAAACGTAATATCGCGCTTCCCGCCCGAATTGCGGATCACGGCGTCGAATTCCATCTCCACCGTGCCGATACCATTCCAGCGCTTGTCCTCAGCGTCGTAGTCCTCATGGGCCGGGTCCGACACCAACAGCACGAACGCGGTCTCCGGTGCCCGCCGCTTCCGAATGGACAGCCACGAACGTACAGAAACATTGTACGCATAGAGGTTGTAGTCCACGAGAATCGCAGCCTGCGTCTTAATAGTGTCCGACATTACACTGCCTCGGTGGTGGGGGTCGTAACTGGCTCGGCGTAGTTCAGCTTCGGGGCGCGCTTCTCCCGCTGGGAGCGGAGAATCCGTGTCAGTGTGCGCTTATCGTGCTTCGGGAGCGAGGCGACAGCGTTAATAATCTGATCGGTCAGTTCGAGCGTGAACAGACCCTGCGACGACTCGATAATGTACTGCTGAGTACCCTGATCGTAGCTGAGCCGCGCCCAAACCGGGTCATGTCCTATATCCATGACGCAAGCCTATCATATGTTAAGGCAATCGGCGCAATAGTGCAAATTTACTGCGAAAAATAATAGTTAATCCCGTGGGAACCGTGGGTGTTCCGGTGGATTTCTTTGACCCCCATAGGAGGGGGACAGTACCCCATACATACGCGCACCCCCCGACACCAGACTACGCTGATAAATGCTCATAATATTTGATTTGTTTAGGGTAGCCTTACCTTACTTGAAGTCATGCCGCGCATGGTGTATAAGCCTGCCCGCGTCCCCTCCTCCTACGCACAAACATTCTGCCCACCTCGAAGCCCTGAGCGCCCGTCTGAGCGCACAGAATATCCCCCCTAGTAGTGAGTGCCTACCCATACCCATACGTGCGTGTATACCCCCGTACAAGGCCAGTCAGGGCAGGGCAGGGGGGAGGGGTCGCGCCTGTGCGCGCGTGAGCGCATGCGCATGGGGAGGCAGGATAGGGGATGACTGGGAGCATACGCCCATACCTATTACCTATCGCGCACCCGCGATACCGTACGCGCTCACCATGGCGCTACCCCAGTTAGGGGGTATCTACTAGCCGGCTACCCCTGTCCCCCAAACTGGGGGTAAGGTTTTGTTAGGAATTGGTCGATATCGCTGCTCAACGGGGTATAGATTTAAACCAGTTCAAAGGAGAGCACGCGGATATCCCTATACAAACACGCCCAATTTCGGGTGTGTGGGGATTCGCCTAAACATTTAGGCAAATTCGCTTGCAACCCACCAAATGCCTAAACGATTTAGGCACAAACGTAAAGGATCGAATGATGAGCAAGCCGACCAAGACAGCCGCTCCGGTTACCGTGACCCACACGGAGCCGACCGTAGAGGCACCCACCCCGACAGAGGCAGCAGAGGCAGCGTTCAGCACGGAGGAGTACGCGCAGTTCGAGCGTGACCAGAACAACGCATGGGCGGAGCAGACTCGCCTAGTCGCTAACGCCGTGCACGGCGGCTCGAAGCTGGCCGACATTGCACGCCGACAGGCAGCAACGTTTGACGCGCAGGGCATCGACTACGGTACGCACAAGAATCTGTCGAACAAACTCGGGCAGCAGAATAAAGCCGGTGAGGTGTGCCGTGCACTCGGCATCCTGTCCCTGAACGCTGCTATCGACGCCGCACGCCCCGCCACCCGCGGCCAGTTGGACGCCAAAGCGTTTGACGCCGCTTTGGTGGAACTGGTCACGCTGGCAGACGCGGAAGGGTGGGACGCTGACAAGCGTGTCGAAGCTCTGTCAGAGGTAATCGCGGAGCTTGTCGAAGACAAGCGCGTCCAGCGTGAGGCCGCCAAAGCGGAGCGTGAGGCAGAGGAGGCGGCAGAGGCGGCAGAGGCCGCGGAGCGTGAGGCGGCGGCAGAGGCCGACGTGAACGGGGTGCCGATCCCCCGTAACGCTGAAGGTGTCGCCGTGCTGCTGGCTCACGCTGAGGCGATCATGGCGGAACTGTTCGCCCGTGGCGACTCTGCCAACGTCGAATGGCTCACCGCAGTCGAAGCCGTGCACACGTTCGCTGGCAAGTACATCCCGGACACCATCGACACCATGTAGCACTCACCAGCTATCCCGCAGGGGGTAGGGCTTATGCCCTACCCCCTATAGGGGTGTCAGCACCCGCTGAGAGAGTGCCTAAATCGTTTAGGCATTCCCGCTCCACCCGTTCCACCTAAAAGCGTTCCTAAATCGTTTAGGAAAAAGCGCCTAAAGCCTACCTAATAGGCAGAAAAGAGTAAAAGCTATGTCGAGCATCCAGCCCGGTTCGTGGATCGAGGTCGTTCCTGCCTATGGCAGGGACTACAAGAACCAGAAAGAGGTCAAAGAGGCGTGGTCGTCTGGCCTCGACTTTCAAGAAACTGCCACCCGCTCATACATCAGTATCGGTGAGGCAAACCGAATGGGCCTCAAAACCATCGTTCGGTACTCGAAGCTGCAAAAGGTCGTGGACGTGTCGAAGGTGACCACGCCTAAGTCCTAGCCTGCCACGCCCAAAAACTAGTTCGCTTGTCTCATCCATACCTAACCCGAATAGGTGTGGCTGGGATTGGCTGCCTAGCCTACCTAAATGCCTAAATCGTTTAGGAACTCAAATAAACCAAAACATAACAGAAATGTAGGTTGAAATAGCATGTCGTCACACACCAAACCCTTGTCTCCGAACCCGCTCACCCCTGAGGAACGTTCGCGCATTCTCTACATCGTGAGGGAGCATGCACCGAAGGATGCGAAACTGTCGGTTTCGCGCCCTGCACGCCGTACCGTCACGCCGACCACGTATCGCGGAACGGGAAACCTCCACGGCTTGATCCGTAACACGTTCCCGTACCTCAGCCCTGCGATCTGGCGGGCGATCACCCAGCAGGTCACCCAGTACGCTGAGCAGGAAAATTCGGGGCGTACCCCGGATGTGTGGACGATCAAAATGCTGTGGCGTGACATGATGACGCCGCTGTACTTCCCGCTGCCCCGGCCTGAACCAACAGATGCCGAAATGGAAAACATCATGAACCGGCTGTACGCCCTGTACTTCCCGGCGAACGATTCCCCCAGCATGGCACCAGTCCGTGAGTCCACGTCAACGCAGGCTGCCTATGGCATCATGCGCCCCGTGAACGCCTAAACCGAAACCTAAACGCCTAAACCATTTAGGAGAAAACGAAAATGGCTAAAGACGAAACCGAAAACGTCCCTGTTATCTCGTCTGCGATTGTGTTGTACGGCATGCTGATCCGTGGGGAGTGGAGTGGGGGCCAGTACATCGACCTCAGCTTTCCCGGCGATTCTCACCCGTTCACGGTCATCAACGTGTGGGACTCGGAAACGGATACTGCCAGTATCAGGAAAAACCGCATTGCCCTGCGTTCTGCCATGCAGGAGTGGGGCCGAGACATAACCAAGGACGACCTCATGAACTACCTCATGAACACGAAAAGAGACTGAAATGCCCCTAAACTACACGCCGACGAACACCATCATCGAAATTCGTGGGATTCCTCTGATTGTCACGGATCGCGTACTCATCACGTCGGGCAAGAACTTCGGCAAGTCGCTGTACACCTTGCGGGACGGTGCGGGAAACACCTATTCCGCGCTGGGGAAGACTCTCACCAAGAACTCGAAGCTCAGCAAGAACGCCTAAATGGTTTAGGCAAACCAAAACTAAATAATAAAGCCAAACCCAAAACCAAAACCCTACTACACAGGAAAGAGAACCATCATGGCTCAGCTTGAATCCATGCGCCTCATAGCACTCACGAAAGCAAAATACCGTAACAAACTGGGCAAGATCGGGAACAACACCTACGCCCGGTATGACCCTGAGAACCGCGTTGCGTCGGTGTTCCTGCATGGAAACCTGATTGCTGTCCTCGCCTACGGCGACGAGAAGGATTCACAGGCACCGTTCCAGACCGTGTTTGTTACGGATGCTGACTGGGGTACGCCCACCACCCGTGACCGGATCAACCAGCTTCTCTGGGACAACGAAATCCGTTTCCGTTGCCACCAGAAAAACCACACCCAGTACCTCACGCCCCTTCCGTTCGACTTCGAAAAGCCGCTGGAAAACTTCTGGCAGGTGGACAGCATCGGCTACTCTTCCACCCGCTTCGCCAACTTCGTCAAGCAAACCCCCGACTCCGATTGGAAGTTCACCAGCATTGTCTAAGCACGCTCTCTCCACCCTGCCCCAGCCGCCGCGCCATGCCTACTACACACCGAGTACGGAAGGCCCGTATCGTCCGCTGGTGACAGTTGAGGCGATCCCTCACAACGCCGTCGTCCGTTCGAACAACAAAATCCACGGCAAGCTGTACTACCGTGTTCGCACCAGTGTGCGGGTGTTCGTCGGCCTGACCATCCTCTACGGAGGCTTCATCATCGGTTCGCTCTTCGAGTCGCTGTTCACCCGCTGAAACCCAAACCTACACCAAACACCTAAACCATTTAGGAGCTTAACAATGGCAGAAACGCCGACGCCAAACCCGTACGACCTTACCCAAGCGATCATCGACTTCGAGAGTGGGACACAGAACGAGGAGGAAACCCTCGAACTGTTCCAAAACCTCGTGGACACCGGCTTGGCATGGCAGCTTCAGGGCAGCTATGGTCGAACGGCGAACGCCCTGATCGAACAGGGACTCATCATCCGCCCTGACGATCCTCAGTGATCCAGCCCTGAAACGTGGGCTTAAACCCTGTTCCATCGTCTTCGATGCTGTAACCGAATTCGACGGCAACATCTTTCAAGTTGTCTAAATAAAACATGAAAAGCATTCGAGCGAAACTGTCGGGGTCAGCCATAACAGCCGTAGTGGGGTACTTGTCCAGTTCCCCACTACGGCGGGCTGCCTGATAACACGTCATACACAGTCCACGGCTGTGAGCATCACGCCCACACTGCTCCACACACTTCGCTTTGCCCATGTACTTCATGAACTCACGAGTTGCTTCTCGCTGCTCAGGGGTCATCTTCTCAGTCATGGCTCTACTCTAGTGCATTCGCAGAATTGTGTAAAGACTTTTCAAGCGACCCCCACCCCCTTCCCTTATAGTCTTTAAATGTACAAAAAAATAATACATCATTGAATATCACGTAAGGGGCTAGGCACTGCTCAAAAAGTCTTTACACAAATCAACGAACTTACCCCGAAAACACCCAAAACCGACCTGACCCACCCGCAAAACCACCCAGACCGTTCACAGAAAGCTCCCAGATAACCCCTGTTTTTGTACATTTTGTATGGAATCCTCATACATTCATACAAAATGCCTAACACAACTTCCGCGGAATCACGCCTGTCTGCTTTTTGTGTACGTATGGATTATTAATAATTTGTACGCGACACGCCGAGAGAATCCCTAACGTATGATACGTTGAGGACACGAAACCTAAACGATTTAGGAAAACCGACCGAAACGGAGACAAGAAAATGGGCAAGTACGACACCGACGAGGTACGCAACCGTGCCACCCAGCTAGGTCGCAACTACGCCGCCTACGAGGCATACACCGGCAGGGAGGAACAGGACGCCCCGCTCAGTGGCGAGTGGGCTGACGGACTCGACTACCGGGACGTGTTCACGAGCATCACCGGCACCAAGTACGCCGACCTCAACCTCGAAGAGGGAGAATTCGAAGAGGCCGACTTCCTGCTCGACCTGTGGGAGGCTGGCTACCTCGACCTGTGGGAGGCTGAAATCAAGAAAGAACAGGAGAACGAAAAGTGAACACGGTACAGCACAAAACCAAGACCATCGAGAAGCACACCATCACAATGGAGGGGCCGATCACAGCGCGCGATCTGGGAGACTTCCAGATGCAGGTCAACAACATCTTCGAGAAGGAGAAGGGTCGTCCTGTCCGTTACGACGACGACTACTACGTGACCGGCAACGAAGACGGCCTCACCGCCACGTTCGAAACGGAGAGCTAAACATGAAGATCACCCTCACCATCGACACCGACCACGCCGACGACGCGACGTTCGATAGTGTGAAGCGTAAGCTCATCCAGATCGGAAGCGAACTGGCTTACGCACGGCTGTACGACACCTCGAAAGCCAAGCTGCCCGAGACTCTGCACAGGCTCGTCGGCGGTCCCGAGGGCACCATCCCCGGCAAGCACTTCGAAATCGGGGCGCAGTTCACCATCGAAGACGAAACCGACGAGTGCGACTGGGAAGATAGCGGCACGGACGCACCCAACGGCGCTACCATCTACACCTGTCAGCACGGCCACGCCCTGCTCGGCGGAACCGACCAGTAAAACGTAACAAAAGGAGAACTAACCATCATGAAGACCACCATCACTGCCCTGACCTCATTCGCCGCTGGCATCGTCCTCGTCTGTGGGATCGCCGCGTGCGCACCGGACGCTCAGCCGACCGCTCCGACCCCCAACCCGGCCAGTGTCACCGACCCCGCCGAAACGCCCTACACGCCCCCTGTGCTCCACTGTGAGTCGTGGCAGGTACCGGGCTGGCTGAACGGGCACGGCGACCCGACCTCGTGCGTGAACAACGAGGCCGTACCCGGCTCCCACAAGGGTGAGCCGCCCGCAACGCCCGCCCCTGCCCCCAGCACCCCGGCAACGGAGTGCAAGTAACGCCTAAATGATTTAGGAGGTACCCGTGACGGTGCTGAGCAAGCGAAGCACACAGCAGTTGGAGGCTATTCTTAAAGCCGCCGACCAGCAGGAGTTCTTAATCTCCATCAACCAACCCAACCTGAGACTCAGTGAGCAGATCGCTGACAGTCTCGCCGCGTTCCTCCAAGAGAACGGAAACCACTAATGCCAAAACTTAACGCTGTCCCCGGCTTCTACAACAAAGACGGCAGCATCAACCGCATCGAACACACCAACGAGGCGTACCGCCGAAACCTCAAAATCCGTCCCGACAGCAACTGGGCCGCGCCCGACAAGGACGAACTGATCGTCGGCTTCAACTACTCCCATGAGGAAAGCGGAGAAGCCCCGGTGTATATCGGCGCGATCACGTACGAGAACCCCGAGGAGTCCTACATGGCAGCGGAGGGTGTACATCTGGCGCTCACCATCGAACAGGCCACCGCCGTGCGAGACATGCTCAACCTCATCATCGACAAGTGCGGCGCGCAGCCCGACGCTGACGCCTAAACGGTTTAGGCACGCACCATGAACGAAGAAGACGAGAGTCACCTGTTTGGGTTTGTTAAGCCCTACTACCAAGTGGTCGTTAATTACCGTTCCACGGAACATTCCGAAAGAGGGCACCTAGACGTACAACTCCGCTACGAGAAGGACAATGGTAGAACCTACACGACGGCTCTCCGCGCTCATGAATTCCCAACAACGGGCAAGTTCGGCTTCGACCCCTCTGGGTCGATACATTTTCCGAAGGATTCGTGGGTATCCGAAGCAGGAGTACCCAAGGCTGCGGTGATGGAGTTCTTCATCTGTCTGTTCGAGTTGGACTACAGCGACAAGGTAGACGAGGACGGGTGCTACGAGTACAAGGGAGAAAAGCATTATGTCGGTACCTAAACAAGTCTGGTACACCAGTGACCTGCACTTCTTACACGAAAAAGTGGCGTTGATCCGAGGGTTCAAAGACTCTGCGGAACACGACATAGCAATCTTCGAGAACTGGCAGGGGCAGGTTACCCCCAATGACACGGTATACGTGCTGGGCGACATTGCCAGTGATGAGCGAACACTGAGACATGCTCTCGGAATGCTCGATGCCTTACCCGGAGACAAAATCTTAATAGCCGGGAACCATGACGGGTTCCACCCCAAGAACCGCAAGTTCATGGAGTGGCAGGAGATTGCGCTGTCATTCCCCCGCATTAAGGCTGTAGCGCCGTTTGCGCGGCGTAAACTGCTGGGTAAGGACGTGATGCTCAGTCACTTCCCGTACTACCGTGAGCGCCCCGGTGTGGAGCCGCGTGACATGCAGTACCGCCTCCGCAATGAGGGGAACTGGCTGCTGCACGGACACACGCACGGCACAGAGGTAGTCACTGTCCAGCAATACGGGGAGAAGCTAAGTGTCGAGGCGGTAAACGCTCAGGACGCTTTACGTAAACAGCACGCAAGCATGCCGAGTACCACGATCACCCGAGAGTTCCACGTTGGGCTGGACGCACACGACTTCAAACTCGTTAACCAAAACGACATTCTTAAAGTGATTGGAGGTTGACCGGGAGTACACATTCCGCTAAGTTAGCAACAGCAACACAGCAACAATTTACTTAATCTATCGGGAGATTAATTGAACCTTTCAGAGAAACTTCTCGCAATCGCGGCCATGTATGACGTTCTAGGCGCTATGCATGAAGAGGAGTATCGCAAGCACAAAATCCGGCGTCGTGACCTTCGACGTATCGGCCCGCTCTACAAGCTGATCGCGGACGACATTCGCAAGGCCGTCCGCAGTGACGACGTTGCGAAAGCGAAGAGCACCGCCACCCCTGCATCACCCGTCAAGCTGTTCGCATGAGCGGCCCTGTCACGGAGACACACCTTAACAAGGCGTACAGGTACGGTGAACGCCGAGCCCTCCGAGAGCAGAGCCGCTATGACAAGCCGCTCGATGATGTATTCGATGACGACACCATCAAGCAGGACTTGATCTTCACCGTTACTGACGAAAAGATCGACCCTGAGAGCGCAGACGGCTGGCTGATCCTCGATGCCTACGAGGACGGCTACTACACAGCATGGGAAGAAGTGGAGGACAAAGCTGCCTGACCGGACTGGTACAGGTAACTCCGTCGAGGGGGTAGAGTTTAATAACTCTGCCCCCTCGAAACGTACTCCCCGCGAGTTGCCGATGGGCTGGTGTTTCCCAGACGACGTGTACCATAACAATTGCAGAACGGAGTACGTAGACCAAAATGGCAAAATCAGAAGATGTAGTTGCCCGAATCACCGGCAACATGACGCCGGTAGCAGTAGACCTGAGCAGCCTGCCGGAGAGCAAGCGCCGGTCGCGCATCCTGCCGGAGAACCCGCTGAGGCCGGGACTGTGGTGGCACTGCAACCCCCGAAACGAAAACGCCGACCACGAGTGCAAGGGTCGCCACAAACAGATCAACCCACTGCCGAGTAGCCGGTGCAAGTGCACCTGCCACGACGGTAACGATGCCTAAACAATTTAGGAGAATAGATGGACTCGCTAGTTCACTGGTACACCCGGTACCGCACCGAGAAAACGAAGATCAGGGCACGACAGCGCCTCGAATTGGAGCGTGAGCTTCGCCCGCTGGCTGTCGAGCTTGGCCGCGCCATTGTCGATGAGCGTAACAAGGGCAAGCGCATCGAGGACATTGGCTACATGATTGGGCTGAAGAACAAGACGTTCATCTACTCCATGATCGAAGAGTTCAAGCACTCGGGTGAACCCACCCCCACCACGCCGCCCGAACAGGGTGCCGTTGAGCCTGCGGAGATTACGTTCGAGCCGTACGAGTTGTACGACTTCGAGTACCACGGCAACACCGCCGTGCTGTCGATCATCGAAGACGGCACGCCCACCGAGTACGTGCTGGGGCTGAGCAACACCGGAGAAGTGGTGACGACGCCGGAAGCGTGGCTGACCGCCTCCAAGGACCAGCGGAAGCTCTACGCCAAGATCATCAAGGAGATTGAGGATGGAGCTACCCCGTAAGAGCGAGTTCAAAGGGTCGGTAACAGTCGAAGTTTATGTTGACGACATGGACAAAGCGCGGTGCGAACCCGTGTTAAGGCTGAGGATGGTCGGTCAGCTTCCATCACCCGGCAAAGTCGTTAAATTAACCCCCGCAGAAGTTGACGACCTATGCGTCATGCTGCAATACTACAAAGAGGAGGTATTAAGAAATGAGATTGCCAAGAAGTCGGAAGGGCAAGACGCCGATTGACGTGGTTGTGGTCACGCAGGAGAGTGGGCCGCGTGTGCGCCTCACCGTGGGTGACGAGTTCCACAAGAAGAACAGCGACCTTGACTTTCGGGAAACCGAAGACCTGATCGTACTGTTGCAGTACACGCTCGCCAAGGCCAAGGGCGAAATCCCCGACCCCAACCGGGAAGCCGAACCCGCTCATGTTTGAGCAGGGCCAGACCGTGATAGACGACCCCGACGTTGTGATTCTTCCCTATAAGAACAACACAGGGCTAGACCACATAGTTGAATTGTCGTTGCTCAATGGTGGCCTCAATAGAGGCAAAGTGAACCTCGGTATTAAGGGCGTAGGTAGCGCATGGGTCACGCTCTGCCCTCGTGCCGTTGACGACCTGATCGTGGCGCTGACCTTTTTCAGGGATCAAGCTCAAAATGGATGAAAAGTTCGAGTACACAATCGCCTGCGCACAGTCACCAGAAGACTACATACAGCTTGTAGACACCAGCAGGTTGTGGGCGGGTCACGAGAACTTGCTCGACGGTTCCGTTCTTATTAGGTGTCAGTACAACTACCCGAACTGCGCAAAGGAAGAAGAGGAACAGTCCACGTCTGTACTCTTGAACGAAGACAAGGTGGACGAACTTATCACGGCGCTCCTGTTCTGGAAACAGCATCACGAAAGCACTGGAAATTAAACAAAAGAAAGGAGAACGCGCTATGGCAAAGACAGACTTCACCTACGATATTCACTGTCGGGCATCTTTCCTTGATGCCATTCGACTCAAAGACAGCAGCGGGGAATGGACACCGGGCTACTACAGAGATGTTAAGAATGCTTCCGAGGAGGAAGCAGAAAGAAAACGCCTTCAGGAAGCCTCCCTCAACGTCTACACCGTACGCAACGCAGGTGAGGACTACGAGGATACCAGCGGGTTCACTGTACTAGGCCGCGAGGACGTTGATGAACTCATCGTCGCTCTCATGTACTGGCGTACGCAAAACCCAGACCCCAAAGCCTAAACGATTTAGGAAGGATTAACAGAATGTACGCCATGCGCTTCGATGACTTGCGCCGCAAGATGCTCACCAAGTCACCCCCGGTCGAGCTTCGCAAGCTCACCACCGCAATCCAGAACACCCCCGACTACGACACCTACATGGGCCTGTTCCTCATGCCCGAGAACGAAGCGATCCACGTCACCGTCGAAGCCGACGACAAGACCTACACGTTCTACACCATCCACAAGATCGAACAGAAGGAAGAGGTTCATCATGGCTGAGGACCAGCCGCTTCACGCACCGAGTTACGAAATCCTGAAGGAGCTTGTTAACCGGGTCACCGACACCAGCATCCAGACGCTCCACCACGTCAAGCTCAGCAAGCCCCACATCGTACGCTTCAACGGCGCGCAGGACTACGCCGAAGTCGAGTACGTGCTGGTCGGTGCCGCGAGGCTCAACAAAGAGGACGCCCTCGGTCGGTTCACGTTCGAAGAAACGACCGTCATTGCCTCCGACGAGGACGCAGAAGTTCACGAAGCATTCCTGTACTACGCACCCCGAGCGCTCACCGTCGAGGAAGCGCTCTTCGCAATCGGAGAGGTTTAACATCATGGCCGACTTGAAGCGCCGAGGCGCAGACGCAACACCCGAGCCGACACCACAGTCGGAGTCCCCGTTCGCCCCCTCCGTCGAGGGTCACAACCACAACCTGCCCAACTTCGAGAAGCTGTCGGAGTTCACGAAACACGCCAGCCCGGACTCGCACACGCACACCAAGCCTGTCGTCCTCCCGCGTACCGGTGACCCGATGGGGGATCAGGTTGTCGAGAAGGTCGAAGCGCTGGTCAACGCCTTCAACGACATGACGGACCACCCCGACATTCCCGAAGCCCACCGCACCTTCACCCTCACAATGGTGGACGTGCTTTCCGGCGAGCCTCAGGTAGCTATGAGCGTTCTCGGTACGGCTGTCGCAGCCATGGCTCAGATGCTGAATGGCATGATGGGTGACGACTGATGCGGAAGACGCCCGAGCAGGAAGAGGCCGAGGAAGTCCGTGAACTGGTCGTCGGACTCACCGCCATGCTCGCAGAGGCAATGGCGAAAGACGACGAAGCCCGTGTTAAAGAAATCTTCCACCAACTGAATTTGCAGTATCGGGGAGACCCCAGTAGCATACTCGTGTTGCTGAAAGCCTCCCTTGTCTTGGGTGCGACGTTCACGCTCCGCACTTTCGAAGACGAACTCAACAAAACCACCAACCAGAACAACGGCGAGAACGCCGACAACGACAAGGAGAACTAACAATGGCAACCCCGACCACCACCAACAAGGTTTCGCTCGATGACATGCGCACCATCCTCGGGATGAAGCAGGCTGTCCCCGAGAAGGAAGTCGCCAAGGCCAAGATCGAGGACGACGGCAGCGTGGCGATCTACGAGTCCACCCTCGAAAAGCTGGGCGAGAAGGTCAACGACTACGCGATCCAGAACCTGAAGCCCGCGATCAGCGAGACAATCGCCAAGATCACCGCCGCCGACGTGGAGGCGCTGGAAAACACCCTCAACGAGAAGTACGACAACACCAAGAACGACCTGCTGGCGCTGGCCGAGTCGGTGCGTCAGGTCGAAATCAAGACGCCGAATGGTGTTAAGAAGCTGAAGGGTGTCCAGCACAACCAGTTCGAGAACCTGCTGACCGTCGTGAACGCTTCGCAGCCTGCGCTCATGGTCGGCCCTGCCGGTACCGGTAAGACCTACGGTGCGCAGCTTGTCGCAGAGGCACTGGACCTCAGCTTCCACAGCATCAGCGTCGGCTCGCAGACTTCCAAGAGCGACCTTCAGGGGTACATGGACGCCAACGGCAACTACCGGGGCACCCAGTTCCGTGAGGCGTACGAGAACGGCGGCGTGTTCCTGCTGGACGAGGCCGACGCTGGTAACAGCAACGTCCTCATCCTGCTCAACGCGGCCCTCAGCAACGGCTACATGGCCTTCCCCGATGGGATGGTCAAGGCGCACGAGGACTTCCGCCTGATCGCCACCGCCAACACCTTCGGGCACGGTGCCAACCGTCAGTACGTGGGCCGCAACCAGCTTGACGCCGCCACGCTCGACCGCTTCGTCGTCATCGTCTGGGACATTGACGACCGTGTGGAGGCGAACATGGCCGGTGGTGACGAGGACGGCAAGCGCTGGCTCGCGGTCGTCCGTGCCGTTCGCAAGAAGGTCGTGGAGGAGTTGGAGCTTCGCGTCGTGGTGTCCCCGCGTGCAACGCTCCGAGGCTCCACCCTCCTCCGCGCGGGGATGAAGTTCGATGACGTGCTTCAGATCGCCCTCGTTGGCAACATGCCCGCCAGCGAGAAGAAGTCGCTGGAAAACCTCGCGTACGCCGCGTGGAACAAGTAGCCTAAACAGTTTAGGCCCGGAAGAAGGGGAGGGTACTCATGGTACCCTCCCCTTAACACTTGTTAGGAACAAGCGAATGGAAATTAAAGCCAGACCGAACAGCGAATTCGGTGACATTTACACCGTCCAAGGCACGTACGACACAACAACATTGCAAATCAGCCGCAACTACACCTATAAAGCCGTCAGTAAAATCTTCCCAACCGAAAAGAATGACGCCTATTTTGTAGAATTGATCGACGGCGGTGTGGTCGTCACAGCAGCTTTTAGCGAAGAGGCGTTGCTTGAATTCTTCCATGCGTTCCTGCTCGTGAAGAAAGACTACGAAGACTACGCTGCGCAGGCAGCACAATAGAAAGAGGAGGTTTAACATGGCCCGAATCAAAGAGGTAGGGACACGCAAGAAGCTGCACGTCGAGTTCGACTCCGTGCCAGAGGTCTTCCGTGTTATTAAGAAGATGAAGTGGACCCCGCAGCGCGACGAGTCCAGTAACTCCAATCACGGCGGCAGCTTCCACACGTTCACAGACCTCGCTGAGGCGCTGGACGTGTTCGAGAACCACCCTGAGCGCATCCGCGAGTTCAGCCAGAACGACGACCGGCTCACCAACATCGAATCCCCCGGCAAGGACGTGGAGTTCGGCGTGACCGGTGACTTCATCGACATTGGCCGTGTCCTCGAAGGCATCCCCGAGGTCTTCGGCAACGCCGTCATGGGCAACCCGAAGAGCGTGTTCTGCACGATCAACATTCTCGACAGCTTCGTGTCCTACACGTCCCCCGAGTACCAGATCGCCAAGCAGAAGCGCATCCTGCGGCTGGTTGACTGGCTGGAATCGCAGGGTGTCCGCTGCCAGATCGTTTCATCCGGCGACAGCGAGGTCATCTATTCGAGCGTGGTTATTAAGGAATTCGGTGACCCGTTCGACCTCAACCACCTTGCCGTGTCGATGCACCCTGACTGGCTGCGCCGGGTCATGTTCCTCATCATGGAACAGAGCAAGACGTGGCAGTGGGGGTACGGCAACAGCGAGGCGTACGACAACCGCATGAAGCAGTACAAGCCCCAGCCCGAGGACGGCTTGTACGTCTACGTCGGCGGGTACATTCCCTACGCTGGTTACAAGAACAAGACGGTCGGTATCAAAACCCTTAACGAAGAGTTCGACCGTATCGAGGCCAGCATTCAGCAGATCATCGAGGACGGCCTGACGTTTAACGACGAGCCGCTGACGATCAGTGGGGACGAGTGGTAATGGACGAGGAACAGAAGCGCCGCGTATTCGAGGATGGGTACGCGGCGGGGCTGGACGTAGCCCAAGCCCTCATTGCCAGCGCCCGAGCGCAGGACAACCCCATGGAACTCTACGAGTCCCTTCTGCAAATGCACATCGACTTCGCCAAAGAAATGCGGGAGAATCGTAACAAATGAAAAAGTTCTTCTCCCCCTCAACGTTCGACTTCTACTTCGGGGCGTTCTGCGGTGCCTACGTCATGCTGGGCACTGTGACGTGGCTCCCTGAGGGCGTGCACTGGTGGACCCCGCTGGCTTGGGCCGGATGCTGGCTCCTCTACGGAGCTACCCGCATTGCGGCCCGCATCGTTATTAGAAAACTCATCGTGCGCCGACAGGTGCGCAGGATCGAAAAGGAAATTGAAAGGGCATATCATGACTGACGACGACTTCGAGGACATCGAAACCTACAACGCCGAGGCCAACAACGCCCGTGCAGCACGGATCGCAGCGTACCTCGCAGAAATGGCGGGCGCGGACGCCCCCGAGGGGTTCTACTACGACGAGAACGGGAAGCTTCAGCCCATCGAGGTTGGCCCCGACTACCGCTACGTTCTCGGTCTCGACCCCGGAGGCACGACCGGCGTAGCCATGCTCCGTTACACCGACGAGACCGCGCCGGAACTGATCTACCTCCACCAGATCGAGGGCGGCGAGGAGGGGTACTACCAGTATTTCCACGGTTCCGTCATCGGCAGCAACCTTGACGTGGCGAGCGAGAAGTTCGTCCCGTTCGAGGGCGTCTACGGTGCTGACCTGACCCCCATCTACATCGAGGGTCAGCAGTTCGCACAGTGGCACGACCAGTTGGACGCGCTGCACTACCAAGAGCCGAGCATGAAGTCCCTTGTGCCGGATGACTGGCTGCGTGAGCAGAACCTGTGGACTGAGGGCAAGCGGCACCAGATGGACGCGCTGATCCACGCTCTCGTGTGGCTTCGTAACAACGACCACAAGCCCACCCTGAAGGCCATGTCGGGCGAGACCGACGAGAAGCTGGCCGAAGAGGGCGAGGCCGAGTCCAAGCAGCTTCCCCCGCAGGGAGGCGGCGAGGGCGCAGGCGAGGGTGACGAGGCTGAGGGCGGCGAAAGCCAGACGTTCGAGGAGGCTATGGAGGCTATCAGTCAGGCGTTCAAGCAAATGGGCGAGGCTGCTCAGGCCGCTCAGGAGGCCATGCAGGAGGCTGCTCAGGGCGCGGGCGAGGAGCAGGGTCAGGCTGGTGACGGACAACCTCAGGGACACGGCGACGGCACCCCCGCTGGCGGCGTACGTGGCGAAATCCAGCAGCCAGAGGGCGAGGGGCACCACCGCAGCGAGGTCGAAGTGACCGGCACGCGCAAGCGCCGGGAGCGCAACGGCGTGTTCGCTGGGTTCGACACCGACGACGAGGGAATCGAAACGGAGTTGTACAGTGACTGAGTACCGGTTCTATGTAGCATTTCCTAATAGACCCTATTTCGTCGGGGCTGTGGACACGTTGTTAAGCTGTGGGCACGGTCACTGGTTTGGCATCAGGGTAGATGAGTGTGCTATCGAAATCAACCGAGCCGGATTGGATTGTCTACGTGCGGCTGGGTATGACGAACCTGCCACAGGCAACGGACTAAAGGTGAACTAGTTGGAACCCGAGTACCGCCTGTGTCCTCACGGATACCACCACCCGTCGTGGCCGCATAGCTGCGACGGGTGTTGGTGTGAGGGTGAAAGAGACCGCCGTGAATACGGCTGGGATCACGACACCACGCCGGTAGAATAAGGACGCGCCATATAGCAAAATTTGGTTGAAAAATTTTTCCGAATCCTGTTTGAAAATGCCTAAATTGTTTAGGAGAAACACAGCTTTGATGCCCGAAGGTGCTCGTGAAGCATTCTTAAGTTACTGCGCTGCGGCGGCTGACCCTATGGAGTACAGCCGCCGCATGAATCAACAGGAAACATTTCTGGCTGGTTATCACAGCCGGGACGACGAGATAAGGAAACTGAAACATGAACAAGAACGATTTGGAACTGATTCACGAGGCGCACGATTTGGCCGAGTTGTACTTTCCGACCGACGACGACGCCGAGGGGCAGAAAGAGTACCTGCTGATTGCGAGGCTCTCGAAAGCGCTGCTTGAACGTAACACGGAGCTTGCTCTTCTTAGGACAACGGAACGATCCGGTGCAGAGTTGACAGCTATCGCTGCTTCACAGGAGCGTTTTGTTGCACAAAGCAAGCTGGCGCGCATCCGTGCGATCACGCTGGACAAAGCCACGCCTCAGAATCTGGCGCTCGCTCAGGAGATTCGAGCAATCGTAGAGGAAGGTGACGAAGATGCCTACGTTTGATGAGTACGTAACAAAGTTCAAGCAACTCTGGCACGAGGCCGACAGGCAGGGTCTTGCTGGTCTGCGTGTCGAGTACGCGCTGGGTCCGATCATTGCTCAGGCGGAAGTTAATGCGTTCGAGCAAGGCCGTAGAGTCGGCAAGGCTGAGGGCTGGGAAGAGGGTGAGGCTGATGGGCAGTGGAACGCTGACCACCGAGCCATGATCGAACGCGGGAACCGCGAAGCGTTCACCAATCCATACCGAAACAACTAATCAACAAACTAAAGGAACTTAACAAAATGAAGAAGAAAATTATCGCCGCAACTCTGCTCGCTCTCGCCGTCACACCGCTCCTCGCGGGCTGTGAGACTGAGGCTAACGTTGCATCTGACAACCTCGCCACTGCCGCCGAGCAGTTCAAGATCGAGCGCAGCATCATCTTCTACAACGGGATCACCGGGGAGGTCATGCTGAGCATCGAAGGGCGCTGCTCGCTCGAAGATCAGGGGAACCAGTTGGAGGTCACCTGCCGCATCGGGCCGAACGAGTACACGAAAGACCTGCTGGGCCTGAGTGACAACGTGACCTACTACGCACACCAGTTGGAAACCACCGACGTGAGTGTGTACCACCACACCGTTGTTCTGAAGCCCGAGAACTTCGTCCCCGGTTTCGAGTTCGATGCGGGGAAGCAGTGAGTAAGATCAGTCGGACCACAACACGCGCCCTAGCTAAGTCTTTTCTGACTAGGGCAGACGCTCCCATAGCTGGTTTTACCGTGGGGCGTGTGTTGATCTTGTGGGACGACAAGAGCAAACGTCAGGCCATGACGACTATCAGCACCGACGAGGTATTGGGGAAGGAGGAAACGCAATGACTGACGAGTACACCCCGACGACGGAGCAGGTGCGAGAGAGCTACATATGGGACCGCTGGAACGGTGGACCTGCGTTCGACCGTTGGTTGACTCAGGTGATTGCCGAGGCGAAAGCGGAAGCGCTTTGGGATGCCGCTAACGCCGCTGAGGACAGTGACCCCATCGAGCACCCATTCGTCGGACTTGACGAGTTCACGGCATGGCTCCGAAACCGGGCAGCATCCGAGACCGAGGGTAAACCCTGTACTTGCGGATGGGGAGGTCAGCACGACCCTGACAATCCGCGCTGCGAGAAGAACGGGGCCACCTATGACTGGGCAGCATCCGAAACCGAGGGCGAGCAATGAGTGAACAGCAGCCTAGTAGCGGACGTGGCCTGTCTGCTGCGCGTGCGTATGCCCATTGGCACATTGGACATAGCTCATGGGCGGACGCGATCATCCGCGCTTACCTGAACCCTGAAATCGCCATGGATGAATTGGAGGCAGAACGCAATGAGTGAACCAATCGACCGTGCCAACATCAAGGCGGACGCTCAGGCGTGGGCTGACCTGCACCGTGCGAACACTTACCAGCGTGAAGGCGTCAAGCGCGTGGACGCCCTGCTTGCCGCCTTGGAGGAGGCGGCAGCCGAGAAGCGGCGCTGGTTTCAGCGTGGAGCAGACGCATTGCTCCGCGCCGAGTCGGCAGAGCGCCGGATCGCGGCGGTGAGTGAGGAGATGACCGCGCTGCTGAATCACAACGGCGGCAGCGTGTTTGCGGAGGGGCAGGACACCGTAGCGCGGCGAGTGCTTGAAGTTCTCCACCCTGTAGCCGAGACAACCGAGAAAGGAGAAGACTAATGGACTACGACTGGATCGAACAGATGAAAGAGGAAAGCCGCAACGACATGCTACGTGACCTCGTTCGTCTGGTGGACCTGCACGCTGGTAGGAACACTCTGACCAACCCTTTTGGGCAGTTGTCGCACGGCGCACACACCCGCGACTACCCCTACTACGCGCTCCGTTTGCTGCTGACCGACAGTGTGCACCCCTCAGCCGCACCCGGCACCCTCGAAACGGCATGGACCCACCCTGAGTACCCCGAACAGATCGGCGGTACGGCTAGTTGGCGGAAGGCGTTCGAGAAGGTTGGCTACATCGAGAACGACAGGTACGCACGACGCCCCGAGGAACCACTCACCCTGTACTCAGGGCTGTCCGGGGACGACGCGGTAAACATCGAAGCGTGGCACCAAATGGCATGGACTAGTGATATTAAGATTGCTCGCTGGTTCGCTGACAGGTTCCACGATCCTCGACAGGTCGTGCTACGCGCTACCGTGGAACCCGAACGGCTCTACGCCCACTTCACGAACAGAGGTGAGTCCGAGTACGTCATCAACACGGATGACCTCGACATGGAAATTCTGGAAAGTAATCATGTACAAGATCGGTGAAGTTACGGGTGAACACCTGTGCTTCCATGCCGACGATAGTGCATACATCTGTGGCTGTAATCTTGACCACAATCACATGCACAACGGCTACAACCACTATTACGATTGGCCTCCTGAGACATGGAGGCCAAAACACATCAGCAAGAAATCGGTAGGCTGAGGTCATGGCACGGATCACACTCGACCCTGAGCAAGAGGAGGCAGTGCAGCGCATGGTGAATGAACCCACCCGCGCTGCACTGAACGCCTCACAATACGGAACAGGAAAAACAGTTGTCACTGTCGAAGTTGGCGAACGTCTGGGCGCAGAAACTAAACTCATTGTGGCTCCGCTCTTTACGAAGTATTCATGGGAAACAACTATCCGAGAGCAGTATCCCGAGGCTGTTGTTAGGTTCATCGACAGCAGAAAATCTGGCAAGCTTGCTCTTGCTGACCTGCTTAACGGTACCCCCGGCTGGTATATTATTGGCCGTGAATACTTTGCGTCGAAGCAAGTAGCAGCACAGATCGCGCCCAAGTCACACCTGATCGACTTCCTTGCGTACGACGAGTGCGCACGGTGGGCGAACTACAAGTCGCGTGGCTACGCCATGATGAAAAAGATGAAGCCCGGCTACCGCATGGCTTTGTCTGCGACACCGGCAGCGAACAAGTTCAGCGGACTCTTCGCAATCACGCACTGGCTCTGGCCTAAGCTCGACGGGCACGACAGCTTCTGGGCTTTTGTTAAGGAGTGGTGCACCACCGAGGAAGACTACTTCGCTGGCGTGCAGGTCACAGGTGAGAAGAACCCCGGCAAGTACGTGGAACACCTGCCCTGCTATATCAGACTCGAAAAGGACTTCGGCACCCCGTTCGAAGACACCATTGAAGTAGACCTCAGCCCGCGTGAGCGTGCGATCTACGACAAGTTCGAGAAGTACCTGATCGTGTGGTTGCAGGAGAACCCGCTGGTCGCCAAGTTCCCCATCGTCAAGCGCATCCGCCTGAGGCAGATGACGTTGGGGGAGGTCAGCATCGACCCGGAAACGGACGAGGTATACTTCGACCGGAATATGAAGTCAACAAAGTACGACACGTTGCTGGCCTACATTCAGGAACACCCCGGCGAGCCTATGGTGATCTTCACCGACTCAGCCAAGTACGCTCACGTCGTCGCCTACAAGCTGATCGAAGACGGCTACAAGGCACTGCCGTGGGCCGGTGACGTGGATGAAGATGTTCGGCACGCAATGAAGGATGCGTTCGTCGGCGGGGAACTCGACTTCATCGTGGCGACAATCGCCAGCATCGGTGAAGGCGTGGACGGTCTGCAACGGCGAGCAAGAACGATGGTGTGGTTGTCACGCAGCGACAACAACATGCTTAACATGCAGGCGTTCCGACGCCTGTACCGACGCGGGCAGGAGCGGCAAGTTATATCAATTGACATTGTTGCCCGCAACACCTACGATAGTGGACAGCTATCTAACCTCATTGAACAAGCGCTTCGCATGAATCGAAGCCTGAAATTGGAGAAAGTATGAATCTTATTAAGAGCCTCGTTTGGGAAGGCGCTTGGGTGGGTTGGTCGCTTTGCGCAGGTTTCTGGAACCTTATGGAAGCTGCTCGGAGTGCTTCACTGGGAAGTAGCTGGGGCTGGCTCTCGCTGGCTGTAGCACTGCTCATGTTCGGCATGTTCTGGTTCGGTCTGCGCAAGATTAATCGGACCATGAAGCGACTTCGCGCTGCCGAGCAGCGCACCATTCACCCGGCCTACTTCGGATACCGAGGCTAATCATGGCTTGGGAAGAGGACGAAGCGCTACTCGAAGAGTACGTGGCGTGGAAGGCTCAGAAGCAGGTGGCGGGGGTAGATGTTACCCCCGCCGCTTTCCTTGTGGACCGCACAAAGGAAGTCGCATTCCAGCGCGTGCTTGATTCGCTGGAATACATCGAACACGCTGACACCGTACACATTTCGCCCGAGGCTAAGGATGATCTGAAGAAAATCTTGGAAGGTTAACATGGATTACTACAACCGCAAGGGCGAACCAGTCACCCAAGAGGAGTGGGCGGAACGTTATATGTGGGAGGACATTCGCGTCAAGCTCACCGAATTCGAGGAGCAAGGCATCAGAGTCAGCACTATCTGGCTGGGCATCGACCAAGCTTGGGGTGATATGCCAGCCCCACTCATCTTCGAAACGATGGTGTTCATGGATCAGGAACTCTCTGAGGATGACCCGCTCCAATACTGGGACGAGTTCTGTGCCCGGTACCCTACTGAGGAGGTAGCGGTAGCCGAACACGTTAAGATCGTGGCAACTATTCAACGGATCATCGACAACCAAGAGCCAAAGGCAATCGAGAAGTAATGAAGTTGTTTAGTTTCGAGACCGAGGAAATTGAAGAGCAGTTCAAGGACTTGGTTCGCTCCACGAACGGGACGGAACCGTGCTTCGACCCGAACCTAAGTGACCCTGACGCGCCTGACGTGTTAGAGGAAACCGTGACAGATATGTACGCCGAGAACTGGGTCAGCCGGGGCGTCATGGTGTCACAGGCACGGAAGCTATGCGAAGGTTGCCACGTCCTAGAGAAGTGCGCGGCCTACGCAATCGCAGCAAAGGAACCGTACGGCGTGTGGGGTGGAACAACACCACTCTCTCGTGGTATAAAGCGTAAATACAAGGAGGCAGCATGAGCAAGCAGAACATCGACCAGTTCACGCCGGACATGATCGGCAAGGTTGTTAAGATCACGGTCACCTATACTGAGGACACGGGCTTCGCTCCCGAGTTCGAGGTAGGTACATTGTCCGGGTACGCTCGCTCGGGCAACCGGACCTATTGGGCTTTGGTAGGTTCAGGAGAACGTACTCAGGTACCGGATGACTACGACTTGGAGGTAACCGTGTGCCACTAGAAGATGCCCAAGTCAAAATGCTCATCTTGGATATGTTAAAGAATCCAAGTGAGCGAGACAAGCAAAGCCTCATCGGTGCCAGTGAAATCGGCAACCCGTGTGACTACTGCGTGGGGTGCCGACTCCTCGGGCGCAAGCAGAAGGAAAGCCTCTACTGGTTGGGAGGCCGGATCGGTACCGGCATCCACGCTGAGCTAGAGAAGGAGGCAGAGAAGCACACTGTTAAAGCTGAGAACTACCGCTTCCTCCCCCTCGAAGGTGCACGAATCGAGCAGAAGATCACGCTCGGAACAATCGACGGATTGGGCACACTGAAGTCCAAGCCTGACCTTGTACTCGTGCGGGACAAGCACCTGCTCGACCACAAGACAACCAGCAAGACGAAGCTCGCCAAGTACAAACTCGACGGCGTGCCGATGCAGTACGTTTACCAACAGTCCCTGTATGCTTGGGGGCTGGGCAAGGAAGGCATTGAGATTGAACGTATCAGTCTCGTCTTCATCTGCCGGGACGGTAGCGGCGACAATGACATATGGATTTACAGTTGGGACTACGACGAAGCGCAGGCGCTGAAGGCGTGGGACCGGCTGGAACTCATCTGGAAATGGTTGCAAGATGGAAACGATGTAGAAACATTGACAAGCGATCCGGGCTGTTGGTACTGTAACAACGTACTTCAGCGGTGGTAACGAAAGGAGAGACAATGCCCGAATACGATAGCCTCACTCCTACTGAGGAAGAGCAGGTGCTGGAACGCATCGTGCGCAACCAGCTTCAGATCAAGGCGCTGGAAGAGGAGAACACTGCACTGAAGGGGTTCTTCAAGCAGAACGACGAGGCGTACCCCGCTGGAACGACCAAGGAAGTTGGTAAGTTCTTCATCAAGATCACGCGCTCAACCCGCGTGGACGACGGACTGGCCCGACGCAACCTTGACCCGGACGTGTACCACCGTCTGACCAAGGAAACCATCGACGGTACTCTCGCCAAGAAGGGTCTGCCGACCGAGGACTACGAGAAAATCGTTAAGGTTTACGACAACCGCATCGAGATTGGACTGATTTAAATGGCTAAGGAACCGGCAAGCTTCCTCGCGGGAGTGAGTAAGGCAACCGCCGTCAACAAGATCAACTCCGCAATCATCTTCGGTGAGTACGGCACGGGTAAGACGTGGCTCGCGGCTTCGGCTGACGAGATTGCGGACTACTCGCCCGTCCTCATCGTGGATATTGAGGGGTCGGCTGCTGGCGTTGGTCGCAAGTACCCCAACGTGGACATTGTTGTGGCCGACACGCATCAGAAGTTGGAGTTCATTAAGAACGAACTCCTCACCAAGGAACACGGTTACAAGACCGTGATCTTCGACACCCTCAACGTGGCGCAGAACCGGGCGGAAGAGCATTTCCGCAAGCTGCCGGAGAACGCCAACAACAAGTTCGGCGTCTGGGCCGACCTGAAAAAGTGGACGATTGACTTCACGCGGGAAATGCACCACGCAGATTTCCTCGCAATCTTCATTGCCCACTCGCAGGTTGACAAGGACGAGAACACCGGACGGCAGACGGTCACTGTTAAGATCGCTGGTGCTGCGCGCACCGACGTTCCCGCAGTGCCTGACCTTATCGGGTACCTCCGCTTCGACACGGACGAGGATGGTAACCCAATCCGCGTGTTGCAGGTGGGACGGTCAGCTAGTATCATTACTAAGAACCGTTTCGGTCTGCCCGATGTGATCTACCCTTCGGATGGTGAAGGTCCAACGATCTTCGACATTCAGAAGGCAATCCTCGAAGTACAAGACAACGGTAAAAAGGAAGAGAAGGTAGCTTAATCATGGGTGCAACTCGTACCATTGCAGTAAACAAGGAAGCTTTCGGCAACGGAACGTTCCTCCCCATCCCGGTCGGCAGCAAGGTCAAGGTGTCGGTCTTCGAAATCAAGGAGGGCGTCACCGGCCCCAACTCGAAGAAGCCGGGTACCCCGCAGTTCGAGTTCACCGCCAAGGTGACCGACGACTTCGAGTTCACGGGTGTGGACCCCGACACGGGAGCCGTTCTCACGCAGAACGCACGCGGTCGGGAGATTCGCTACAACTACATCCCCCTCGATGAGAACGCGGGCAACGCTTGGGCGCTCGTAGCGTTCGCTGAGGCTGTCGGCTGGGAGGTCAGCAAGGAGACTGGTGTTGCGGTCCCCGTTGACCTGACCGAGGTTCTGGGCACCGAGTTCATTGCCAAGATCGGCCAGAACAAGGGGCAGGACGGCAAGACCTACAACCGGGTCACCGGCTACCAGCACCTGTCCAAGGCACCGAAGGGCGGCAGCACTCCTGCCACCCCCGCTGCAAAGAGTTGGGATGAACTCTAGAATCTAGAGTAAACTTCCTAACGGGAACCCCCGCACCGTCAAGATCACGGGCGGGGGTTTTCCCGTACGGGCCGGTAGCTCAATTGGAACAGAGCGCACATTGAGAGGCAGACGGAGGTTCGATTCCTCCCCGGTCCACATTAATTTCTGTTAAGTTTCTAAATTCGGGATTAGAAAGGGCACGATCATAGACAAGCGGGAGTTCTTCAAGAACATCTTCCGGGGAGGACAGGGCCGCGTGGTCCTCGTCCTCCCTAACTACAGGGGCAAGCCCACACAGGATCACTGGTTCTCCTACCCAGAAGAACTCGACAAGATGACCGAGTTCGCTGAGGCACACAAGACCAGCGACGTGTGGTACTCCCCGAACATTTTCAACAGCGACGACCGTAGCAAGTCGAACACGAAGATGGTTAGCGTAGCCGCAGCCGACGCGGATAGCTGCGACCCTAACAACTTCCGCGTGCAACCCACGCTGAGCATTGAGACAAGCCCCGGACACTGGCACGTCTACTGGGCATTCGACCAGCCCTACGACCCAAACGAGGTGGCGAAGCTCAACCGCCGTATCGCACAGGTGCACAAGGGGCAGGGCTGTGACACGGCGTTCGCCAACGCCGCCAAGCTCATGCGCGTACCGGGAACCTCTAACAACAAACACCCCGGCGCTGTGGTGATCGTTGCTGACTTTGACGACGAAACCGAACACACGCCTGACAGCCTCACTGAGCGCTACCCGGTATCGGAAGTGCCTGACGCTATCGACGTGGAAAACACCACCATGCCTGACGACATGGGTGCATACATCACGGCGAATCGTGGCTCCCTGCTGAGCGGATTGCCTAACAGCATGGGCCTCCGTGACATGCTGTTCGGCCGCTTCCACGAGGACAAGCGCAGTGACGTACGCTACAAGCTGCTGTGCGAACTGTACCGGCTGGGACTGGACGACTACGGTGTTATGGCCGTGGCGTGGGGCGCTCCCAGCAACAAGTACAACGGTGACGACCCGCGCGGCTACGCTGGTCTGTGGGCCGAGGCCATGAAAGCCAAGAAGGAAATCGAACTCGAACAGGAAGCTGACGAGTACGACAAGCCCATTGACGGCGTGTTCGAGGGAGAGAAAGGCGAGCGCGCTAAGAAGGCCGAGAATGTCTTAACAAACTTCCTCAGCGTTGCCGAGCAGGAAGAGATTCGCGGCAAGGTCAACTTCATTGATGAGTGGATCGCATGGGCCGGTACCAAGACGGACGCCCCACAGGAGTACCACCGGGCGGCAGCTATCACGCTGCTCTCTGCGGTCTACTCCGAGTTCGGGCATGCCACGCCGAAGTTCGCTCCCAAGGGTCTGAAGCTCAACCTGTGGTTCATGGTGCTGGGGCGGTCCACCAAGGATCGCAAGTCAACCTCGCGCAGCTTCCTGAACGACGCTCTGCGGGCTTTGAAGACCGACGACTACAACTACTCCATCGGTGACGACGTAACGCCGGGAGGCATCAGCCTAGCGCTGCACGACAGGGCAAACAAGGCGACCGTCTACGACCGTGACGAGGTTCAGGGTCTGTTCAAGGAACTGCTGCACCAGTCCTACATGAGCGGTGGTCTGGAAGTCTTCACCAAGCTCTACGATGGTTGGTCGGGTGGACGTGTCCGTGCATCCGGCGAGAAGAAGATCATGGAGTCCGTGCCTGTCTCCTTCATCATGTTCATGATGGGTATTCTGACGGAGACAGCGGACGTACTCACGATCACCAACTACCGCTCGGGCTTCCTCACCCGGTTCCTCTACGTGCTGGGCAAGCGGCCCGATGGGTACAAGGCACCGCCGATGGAGCAGACTTCTGAGGAGGAAGTCGAAGACGACAAGGTGTTCAATGGCCTTGTTAAGCATCTTGCGCTGAACCGGAACTTCTGGGAAATGCGTGGAAGCGACGGCAAGACCTATGCCCTCCGTGCGGAACCGGATGCGTGGGCGCGTTTGCAGGAGTTCGAAGCGGACGTAGCGGACAAGGCAGCGGAGTCACCGTACGCGGAAATCATCGACACGACGAGCAGCCGTATGGTTATCAGCACTGTTAAGTTGTCGGCTCTGCTGGCAATGGACGAGCGTTCGCTGACCATTAAGAAAAGCCATGTCTTGCAGGCTATTGCCTATGCGGGTGAGTGGTTCGACAACGCTGTGACCGTGGCGAGCATGGTCAGCGAGTCCGAGTGGCAGCGTGACGTGGACAAGCTGGAAGAGTTCATCGTCAGCAAGGGCGGTCGTATCGGTTACTCTGCCGCCTACCGCCAGTTCAAAGAGAAGCGACCGTTCGAGTTCGAGGAAATGCTGGGCGCACTGGAAGCGCGCGGGGTTCTCACCCGCATCCAGAACGGTTCCCGCTGGGTTCTGGAAGTGAGCTATGAAGACTAGTAGCAAGTTGCAAGACGCCCTGTTTATCTACCAGCAGTACCAGCAGATGAACAAGAAGCACAGGAGGTCAGCCGTTGAAAGGCTGGCCTCCTACGGCTACGACGCGCATGAGATTAGCAAAATCACTGGTGTGAGTACGAACTACGCTGTGCGATTCACAAACAGGGGTGGAGGGTTCTACAAGTTCAACCCATCGACGTTAGACGCGCTGGTATTGCTGGCAGTACGATATGAAGATGATGAAACCGTGTCAGGGACGCTGGCACGGAGAATAGTCGAGTGGGGCACGGCAGTAGCTGAGATAGCTAGGCTGTGTGACATTCCGCTCGACGTGTTAAGGGAGGCAGTGCATAATGAGTAGAGTCGAGGATTTGCCAGAGAGGTGGAAAGGCGCGCTGTATATGGAGGACGTGATACTGGACGGTACCACTATTGAGGAGTTGGTGACCCAGATCAACTTCCTGCGCGGTAGCCTCTATGGACAAGCTATGCTGATTGACGCTGCCGAGGAGAAAGCTGTCGAGCTTGAAGAGCAGGTAGAACTTGCTCGTGACTACCAGCGTGAGATTGACGCCCGACTGGTGGACGGTCTGCCTCACTACGTTCGTATGGAGTCTTCCCCCGGTTACGTGGTCGGGGGTTATTCCATCCCCAACACAGAGACCAGCTACGTCTACGATGTGGACCCGGCGAAGGCGATCAGGGAGAGCAAGTAATGCAGATCACAATTCCTGTGTACTCGGAGCAGGACTTGACCCCGCGTGCAATGGAAGTGATTCGCGCAATCGTGGACTCGTCGTTCCCCGAACACACTATTAAGTTTAAGGCGTCCATCTACGACTTCAACAACAAGGTACTCATCTTCGGCAAGCCACCGGTAGGTAAGATTGCGGGTCGTACGGAGTTCGTCTACACCTACTCCATTGCTCAGATCATGTCGAAAGCTAACGCTGCTTCCGTGCTGGCAGCGGGGATCAGGCAGTTCATCAGCGAGCCTGACCCCATCCCGTTCGAGCGACCGCAGGGCTTCATGAATGTGGTCTCAGCCTTGTCAGCGTTCGACCCGAAACAACCCACCGCAATAGACATTGAGACAGACGGAAACCTTGGTAAGACACACACGCCGGAAGATGTTAACATCATCAGCGTGGCGTTCTATCAGCCCGGTCACGCGCCCGCCGTCATCAGGAATGACAGTGTTGACGGCACTATGCTACCGATTGCCATGTGGCAGCGTACTCTGCTTGTCGATTATCTGCCCAAGTTCGAGTTCGGCATTTATCACAACGGCAAGTTCGATATTCGAATCATGAACCGTGTGTTCGGGATCAAGCTTGTTAACTCTTTTGACACCATGCTCGCCCACCACGTACTCAACCACGCGGCGGGCGACCACAAGTTGAAGTCGCTTGCAAGGCGCTACCTTGGTGCGCCTGAGTGGGAGGCCGACCTTGGCAAGTACACCAAGGGCGGCGGTCACTACGAGTTAATCCCAGAGGAGAAGCTTGTCGAGTACAACGGGTGGGACGTGTACTGGACCTACAAGCTGTTCGAGTTCCTGTACCCGCAGATCGAAGCCGACGAGAACAACGTCAAGGCGTTCGCGTTCGAAATGGAGGCTGCTAACTTCCTTCTCGACGTGGAGAGCTACGGCATCCCGTTCAACAGGAAGTACGCAGAGGACTACGCTGCGGGTCTGGGAGCCAAGATGGAGTTCGAACTTGAAACGCTTAGGCTTACAACAGACATAGAAAAGTTCAACCCTAACAGCCCGAAGCAGGTCAAAGAGTGGCTAGACCGGATGGGTTACATAGTCCCGTCTACCAATGCGGAATCTATAGCCCTTGCAAGGAAGACCGCAGAAGGGATAGATGATACAACCGTCGTCAAGTTCTGTGACGCGCTGTTGGCGTACCGCAAGGCCGCTAAGATCAAGGGAACCTACGCCGAAGGCTGGATGAGCAAGGAACGGAATGGACGAGTCCACGCCACCTACCTTGTGCATGGCACGAGTACGGGCCGACTCAGTTCCACTGGCCCTAACGCTCAGAACGTACCGCGAGACAAAGCAATCCGCAAGCTTGTTAAGACACACAAGGAGATTAACGCATGACCGATTCGTTCTGGACTTCCCAGCCTGAAGAAATGAAGGGCAGCAGCCCGAAGGTAGTGGAGGTGGAAGATGAGTGAAGGCTCATGGGTCATGCGGTACTCGACCCGGACCCTGCGCCGCTGGCTTGTTAAGGAATTAAAGCGGGAATGGAAGTGGAATCGCAGGATAGACAAGTATCAGGTTGATACCTTCTACTACCGGGATCACCTGTCTAGGGCGCATAAGAAGGCTTCTGCCGCCGCAGACAACTATCGAGTCATCAGAGAAGAATTGCAACGGAGAGGAGACTACCTAATATGAGGAACACACTTATCAACTGCGACCTCTCGCAGGCTGAGTTGCGCGTCATGGCGCTCCTCAGCAATGACCCGTGGATGATCGCCGCCCTCCAAGAGGATCAGGGTGACTTCTTCGACACGCATATGATGCCGGTGTGCTTCCCGTGGATCGAAATGGACTACGGCTCGGTAGAGGAGTACAAGGAACAGGAACCTGTCGAACACAAAGAGTCTCGCACGAAGGTCAAGGGCATCCAGTACGGGTTGGCCTTTGGCCGTCAGGCAGCGGCCATTGGAGCGGCCTTGGGGCTGTCCAAGCAAGAGGCTCAGGCGATCATCAACAATTACCTCGACACCGCCAGCGGGTTCCGCCAGTGGCGGGAGGACGTGATGGAGGCAGCGATCACCCCGAGCAAGCGTGACCTGCTCATCAACCCGTTCGGTCGCCGTTTCCAGAGTGAGATTATTACCTCAGGCAACTGGGCCGCTGTGCAGCGAGAAGCATTAAGTTTTCTGCCGCAGAGTACCAGCAGCGACATTTGCTTGGCGACAGGCATTCGTATCAACTCGACGTTGCAGGACGCCGGGTACCACATCTTCAACATCGTGCATGACGCCCTCATGATTGAGGGGCCAGAGAAAGGTGCTAGTGAGATTGGGCGTTTTGTGGCAACAGAGCTTCGGGCGACGGGTAAGATGGTGTTCGGTGACACCGTTCCGTTCCTTAGCGACTATTCGATTGGAGAATCATGGAGCGATCTATCGTAATCCCGGTAGCGCATCTGCCGGAGTTGACTATCGCGCCAAACGGGACGAAGACTAAGCTCCCAGCCCGACCGGGGCCGGGGCTTTACGGAGACACTACCCCGCGAGAGCGGGCCGAACACTATTACCAAGAGGCAATGGATAAGTTAGCATTAGCTATGTACTGGATGGAGAAAGCAGAATGAAAACAGTAGAAGAAATCGTCACATACCTGAAGCGTGAAATCGACGTTAACGAAGCAATGTTGAAGGAGACGGACCCGAGCACGTTGATGTTCCTTATGGTCCTCGCGCGGCAGACCACGATGCAGCAGCTTCTCACAGATATTGAGGTTTAACAATGCCCACTGACAAGCAGACTATCGCTTACGTTAAGAAACGCATCAAGCTGCACGACGAGGAAGCCGACCGCTTTCTGACGTTGCAGAAGAACCATCTTGGGAGCGAACACAGCGCTCTCTACTCGTCAGCAGCGACCAGCCACATCACAGCAGCGACGGCACTCCGTTACGTGCAGTATTTCATCGAGAACGGAAAGGAACACCCTGACCTTGGGGCGAAAGACAACTGATCGACCGATGGAAGAGTGGCAAGAAGAGTTGAAGGTTTTGAAGTACCAACTTAACGAAAACGTTGAGATTCAGCTTGGTGAGGACGTTGTTAAGCATCCTTCACACTACACCGCGCACCCCTCGGGAATCGAAGTCATCGAGATTACCAAGCACGAGTCATTCTTGCGCGGCAACATCATCAAGTACGTACTTCGCGCACCCTACAAGGGGAACGAGTTGCAGGACTTGAAGAAGGCTCGCCAGTATCTCGACTGGGAGATTGAGCAGAAGGAAGCGTTGCTTGAAGTAGAGGACGACGCTCTACGGGCGGTTCTTTAGTTCCGCCAGCGCCACACTAAGCACGTCATAGAAGTGGGTGGCAGTAGTTCGGAAGATGAATTCGTCATCGTCCAGCACTGCCACCCACTTACCCTTGCCAAGATCGGCAAGCTCAATGTACGTGGAGCGCTCCGTGCGGTCACGCACGACAGCCCAATAAACAGTGTTGGTGGATTCAGTTTCTTCCATGAAGATAGCTTAACAAATGTTATCCGCTAACACAATAACCATTAAATCGCAAATCAAACAATTCACCCCAGAGACTTTATTGTTAAGATTTAAGTCTTTGGGGTTAACTTTGGAGTAACGTGGAACCCCAATTCATCAGTGATCTTTCCGTTGAACTCATTCGCAGCAGCGGCGACGACGCCGGAATCGCTGCCGCAGCACGAGTCTCAACAGACTTGGACCTTGCCAAGTACAGTGAACATGCGAATGCCGCGCTCATCAACTACCTCATGCGGCACCGGCACGGGAGTCCGTTCGAGCATAACTCGATGACCTTCATGGTTCACGTCCCGATCTTCGTGGCGCGGGAGTGGATGCGGCACCGCGTAGGCTGGTCCTACAACGAAGTCAGCGGCAGGTACACCCAGCTTGAACCAACGTTCTACGTGTACCCGCCTGAGCGCCCCATGATCCAGTCGGGATCGTCGGCGCACCCGAACCTGTCGATGGGCACGGACATTCAGCGCCGTATGAAGAACGGGCGCACAATTGCCAACGCTAACCGGGCATGGCGCAGCTACCAAGACTCGCTGGCTGACGGTCTAGCGAATGAGGTAGCGCGTGATGACCTGCCGCTCAGCATCTACACGCGCATGTACGTGACGTGCAACGCCCGCTCTCTCATGGCGTTCCTGTCGCTCCGTGTGGACGACGAGAAGAACACGTTCGTGACCAAGCCGCTCTGGGAGATTCAGCAAGCGGCTGAGGCAATGGCTCGGGAGTTTGAGCGCCTGTTCCCCGCGACGTTTAAAGCGTTCGAATCCAACGGGAGGGTATCGCCCTAGCGAAAAGCACTATGGTAGACTGACTACCAGAAACAAACAACATAATTACACAGTGGGTATCGTAGCGTCAAATGGTGATACAACAGCGAGAATTGTGAGTGCAAGGCATTTCGGATCATCAAAGGCTGACTGGGGATTTTCAAAAACGCGCTCGCGGCGTCCTCCTTTCATCCCTGTAGCGGCAGACCTGCGCTGCGATACCCAAGTAATCCCCGGTAGCTCAACGGCAGAGCAGCACCCTGTTAAGGTGTCGGTTACTAGTTCGAATCTAGTCTGGGGAGCGAGAATTAGAAGCGGTTCGCCGCTTCTTTTTCTTGAAATAAAGTGCATGACCTCTTCTGTTTTGTTGTCAATAAGAAAACCCCCAGCCGGTTCGGGTCCGGTTGGGGGTTTTCTTTTTGTCCGTGTTACTCCTGCGTGAGCCAGAACGGGGGATTCTCGGCCCACTCCACCAGCACATCACGGAACATCTTCGAGTCCTGACGCCGGGAGCTTGGAGCCAGTGCGCCCTCGAAGAACACATCGTCACCGGCTCGCTTCACAAGGAAGTCCGTCGCCGGGGCCGACAGGAACCTGTCGAGCTTGTTGAAGAACGTCCGAATGTCTCGGTTGTTCATGCCCCGGTTGCGCAGTTCAAAGTACGCACCAGCAAGAACGCGTACCGTGACCGGAGACCCCAGCATCGAGTGCTGCCGCAGTTCGGCGGGCGACATGCGATCTTCCTGAACCTCCGCAAGCTGGTGGAACGAGTTCACCAACACGTCGAAGAATTCGTTCGTCCGCTTCGTCAGTTCGTCCTCGTGCAGTTCGCTTTCCAGACGGCGGCTGATGCGACCCTCCAAACCGACAGCAAGGATGCGAACAATGTCCACGACATGCTTAGCCGACAGGTAGTTCGGGTTGAGCCGTCCCAGACGGTCACGCTCCATGTCGATCCGGTTGTTGAGAAGCGGGTGCATCATCACGTCGGTCAGCACACGGTTGACGATCTTGCGGGTGTCGAACCTTGCCCGCACGGAAGCGGTGATCCCGAGCGCGTTGTCCGCAATGTCGTAGAACATCTGCTGGTAGGCGCGCTGCTCATCTTCCACGAAAATCTGGATCGAGGTTCGCTCAGTTTCGAACCGCTTGCGCTGGATGGTCAGACCCTTAATAATCTCGTGGTAGTGACCAAGAATTTCCTCGCTCTCTCCGGCACGGCGAGCGCGAGCAAGCTGCGAGCGCGCCTTATCAAGGTCGTCGCTCATTCCGTTGATCGCCATGTGGATGCCGAGGATGCGGTGCTGACCGTCAACAATGTGTAGGTCGTTGACCGCAAGGCGGGGGAGTGCCACCACACCAAAGTCCGCACCTTCGATGGACTCAATGGTGTGGAAGTCGAACTTATGCGGGCCGCGCAGAACCATTGCCGGGGAAACCCAATCTTCGTGTGCACGAATGTAGGAAGCGAAAGCTGCCGCGTGCGCGGGCTGAATCTGTCGGTTGCCAAGGATCGGTCGAGCGGGGTCCGGTGCGGGGATCAGCGACACGATCTGGGTGAGGGACAGGTCGAGCGCGTACACGATACGCCCACCCTGCTTGTACCGGGTGGCGTAGAACTTGATTTCCTTCTCGTAGCCTGTGGCCGTGACCTCTGGCTTGGGCTTGCGGGTCTTCGCGGTCTTGCTCTTGGCCGTGACCTCAGCGATAGCCTGCTCCGTGGTCTTGGGAGCGGCGCGGCGCGTGTACTTGCGCTTGGGCTTCACTTCTACTTCGGTGGCGGCTGGTGCGGCGACCAGTTCCGTTGTTGCGTTCATTCTTATTTCCCTCCTTCAAGGGGACTTCGGGTTGTCTTTCCACACGCTTCTCTATAAATCGTCGTATGTCAAGTCTTCTTGTCCCTCAACCTTGCCCCCATTACTGGGTGTCTGTCAAGGGCAAATGAGAGAAATGGTTCTACTAAGGCTGCTGCTACTATTTGAGACATGCCAACAACTCAGATTCACGAACTTGCTATTTACGGGGGCGAACGTAGCGTTGAGCTTGTCGCAACCGCCTCCTCTGTCTTCCTCGGTATCGGGGACACCTGCTTGGAATTTGACAAAGAAGTATTCCTGTCGAGCATCACTCACTTGTTCAGCATGGCAGACCCGGTGCTGGCTGGGCTGTAAATACACTGCGCGCAATGGTAAAATAGAAGTCTATGCTTACCGTATATTCAAAACCAAATTGCGTGCAGTGCACCGCAACCAAACGTAAACTCAAACAGCTTGGCCGGAACTTCCGCGAAATTAATATCGAGGAAGATGAAATGGCCTACAACTTTGTTAAGGGAATGGGATACCAGCAGGTTCCTGTTGTGGTGGTCGGGTTCGCCCACCCCACAATGGGGGGTCAGCACTGGTCGGGATACGACCCCGACAAGCTCACGGAAGTCGCTCTGGTCGAGCAGGCTGACGACGACAACGAGGCAGCAGCCTAACACACAAAAGCCAACAGCCCCCACGCCAGCGAGCGTGGGGGCTGTTTTGTATTAAGTCAACTGGTATGATATACCCTTAGGAGGCTTAATATTGGCTAGAGCAAAATATCTACTGCGCAAGGCAGACCTCAACAGGGTCGAGGGACTGTCGAACCGGGAGGCGGCAGAGGTACTGGGCGTTGGTAAGACGACGGTACAGGAAGCACGCAACCGCTACCGTGAGTACGACGCTATCGGCCCTGACTGGTGGAAGGTAGTCGAGGCGACCGAGGAGCCTGACACCGAGGAGCGCGTGACGCTCGGAGGCTACAGCTTCGAACAGAAGCTGGACGGTACGATCCTCGCTACCACCAAGCCCACAGATGAGCCGCAGACCTTGGAGGACGCCTACCAGCTTCTGGTGGACAAGAAGGTAGACACCAGCGGCTACGATGTGTCCTATGGGTTCGTAGAGAAAGAGCTTGCTAGCGGCAAGGTCACTCACCAGTACACCATGCGCGCCGTGCCGACGAAGAACAAGGCGACCTCAGCGTTGCAGCTTAACGCGGACGACCTGCTCCGGGCGATTGACCGCTACGACTTCACCCCGCTTGTTACGCGGACGCCCAACCCTGAGAGTCTGGTCATCACGCCTTCTGACATGCAGATCGGTAAGACCAGCTTCAACGGCGGCACCCCGGAAACCATCGAACGAGTTCTTAACAGTTTCACGAAGGCGGCACAGTTTGCGACCGAGTTCCGGCCCCGAGAGATTGTTATTGCGGAACTTGGCGATCCTTTGGAGAACTTTTTCAGCACGTCCAGCCAGCGCGAAACGAATGACCTTGATATCACAGGTCAGATTCGTGTGGCTCGTCGGCTGCTTCTTGATGGGATCAAGCAACTCGCACCGTACGCACCAGTCATTCGTTACGCTACTGTCCCAAGCAACCACGGTTCAGTACGTGTCAACTTTAAAATGCCAGCCGGGGACAACCACAATGACTGGGGACTAGAGATTGCCGCACAGATTGAGGACGCGGTACGAGAGAATGACACGCTCCACCACGTAGTCTTCCACCGACCGGAACACCTGTACGAGTCCATGTCACTCGAAACGTCCGGCACGACGCTGGGAATGGTGCACGGGCATCAGGCTCGCAGCGCTGACAAGATCGGTGAGTGGTGGAAGGGTCAGGATCACGGTCGTCAGCCGGTAGCCAACGCCGACATTCTGCTCGTCGGGCACTGGCACTCCTTCCGCGTGCAGCACTCAGGCAACGGGCGCTGGATCATGGTGTCCCCTGCCAGTGACGCTGGGAGCGACTGGTTCACCAACATCACAGGTGAGTGGTCCAAGTCGGGAATGCTCGGGTTCACTACTTCGAACGGGCAGTGGAACAACCTGTCGATCTTCTGATACACTAGAGAAGCAACATGAGAGCGGCTATCCGGCTACGACTTGGATAACACAGGCTGGTAACCCACTACTAAAAACCCCCGATTGCCTATGCTGCTAGGTGACCGGGGGTTTTTCATGCCTGTCGCCAGACACAAGTAACCCCCGCCAGCCGATATATGCCAGCGGGGGTTACCCGTAGATTATTCACCAACCTCTCTGAACTACTTACATGGAGTCAAAGAAGTTTATTGTTACAGCGTCGGGTCGGACTTCTCGGTGGAGTCATCCACGTACTGCTCGACCACAGCGGAAAGCTCGGGGTGCTTGGTTGCGGTTTCCTTAACAAACCACGCCACACCGAACGACAGGATAGTACCGAAGTACACCGCAATCTCCGGGGGAATGGTCAGACCCAGCAGGCCAGCCACCCACACGATGATGCCGACGACAGCGCCAGTGGCACCACCGGCAGCGACCTTGGAAGAAACACCGTTCATAATACTCCTAAGTTTTTTGTTACTGTTTAATTGTAGCAGCCACAGCCAAGAAATTAGAGAGGAGGATGCCCAAGCCAATCAGTGTGGCGAGGCCGGTCAGGATACCGACGATACCGCCGATGATCTGCGGCCACGTCAGCCGACGCTTCTTCTCCTCATTCAAAGCAGACAGCGCAGAATCCAGCAGGCTCACGGCACTCTCCACCACGCGAAGCCGAGTATCCACAGAGGCGAACGAAGCGAGAGTCGCTTCCTGTGCCTTGTCCATAGCTTCCTGCGCCTTGTCTTGCGCCTTGGTTTGGGCGTCTACTTTCCCCTCAATACGCCCGAGTGTCACGAATAGCTCCTGCATGTTAATGTCTTCTGCGCCGGGCATTTATTAGGGCCGTTCCAGACCGAGAGCAAAGCCAAGCCACGAGTAGACGCCCAGCTTCTTGTCCAGCGGCCCCTTCTTGTAGTCACCGAACTTCTGCGCGTAAACCTGCACGTAGTAGCAGGTCATCGGGCCAGGGATGCCGTCAATCTTGCCTGTGTACCCAACATTGCGAATGGTTTCCTGAATACCCTTGATGGATAGTTCGCCCCACTCGCCGTCGAGCAAGCCGTCGTAGCGTGAGGGGTTACGCTCGTGCAGTGCCCTCTGAATACGAAGCTGGATCGCACGCGAGGGAATCCAGAAGTCCCAGTCAGCCTCAGCCTGCTCAGGGTGCTTAACAACCGGCTTCGGCTTCGGCTTGGGAGTAGTGGCAGGAGCAGAGGACGCGGCCTGACCGAACAGTTGCTGCACGGAGAGCGGGGAGTAGTTCGCGTCGATAGTCTTGCGGTCTGCCACCGGGACGACGCTCGAATACTGGTGAATGTCCCAGCGGTCGATCTTGTCGTCAAGGAACGGCTCGTGGTCAGGCGTATGGCCGGTAGGCTGTCCACCGTACGCGGCCCACCAGATGCGGATGGGGCTGTTGGTGATCTTGTCCCACGGCCCATTAGCGCGGGTCTGCGCAGCAGGGGAGTACAGCCAGAGGCGGTCCCATGCGATCCCCGTGAGTTTCTGCACGGTAGACAGGAACTCCCAGCACTCGTCCTGATCCCAGTGGGTAGCGTTCGAGTCCAGAGGCTCATTGTCCAGTGCAAGCACGTCGTACTTCACGTTGAACTTGTACAAGTTCTTAACAAAGAACTCTGCCTGCTTGGTCGGATCGCCCTTGCCAACCACGTAGTAGTGGCCGATACCGGGCATCCCTACCGCGCGCAGTGCGTCGATGTGATCGTGGTAGCCGTCCGCCGAATACAGGGTGCCGGTGTTGAAACCGGCAGCCTTAACAATACAGAACTCGACGCCCTCCTTGCGGGCGCGCGCGAAGTCCATTCCGACTTGGTAGCCGGATACGTCAATGCCAAATGTCATTATATTAGTTCCACCATTCGCTAAGCGGTATAAACACGTTATCGAACGAGAACCACGGGGAATTGACGTTCATAATTCCGTAAATCTTCACGGTTCCGTCCGAATTGATCTGAACGTTAGCTGTGGACCAAGTAGCGCCGGGAATGTTAACCTGTATGCCAGCACTGGGCCGAGCTTCATCAGGAAGCTGTGCGATCAACTGGCCGTTCTTGAAGTTGCCTGAGTTGTTCCGGACGCCTCCGCGTAGTCGAACGCCACCCGGCACCATCTTGTAAGCGAGTGCATAGCCGAAGCCTCGCTCCTTCGTCCCCGACACATAGGGGATACCCACCCAGCTACTATCGACAAGCAGACGATAGCTTGCGCTATCATCATTCCAAATGCCGAAAGTCTCGCTGGCTACGTCGTAGAAGGTCTGCCCCGCCCAAGTAAACACGTTCGTAAAGCCTTTTATGGCTGTGATGAACGTGGCAAGGTCGGTAAGTTTGATGCCCGATGCGACGATCCATACGCCACCACTACGGAGGAACACGGCCCCACGGTCCATACCGCTGCTTGCGGTACTGACCACGGCGAGGGTGCCTTCCGGGTAGGCGGCACCCGTCCAGCCGTTCAGTTGGGTCAGCGTAGTTGCAACCTTAACGGGCTTGGCGTTGGCGATACTCTGCGCCATGACAGCCAGCGTGCCGTTAAGGTTATCAACAAGGTCGGTCAGATCGGGGTATGAAATTCCGTCTACTACGCCCATACTCGCCCGCCCCTCTGTTTGTTAAAGTTGGTCAACATCAAGTATATCATTCTTAAGTTAACCAATAACCCAAGAGTGCCCAGCGAAGCCCACCCACGGCTGCCCGCTTGCGGCGTACACGCCTATGATTCCATCGTTCTGAAATACCACTTCAATTGCCTTGGTGTTAGACGGGCCAATCATGTACAACCAACCATCGGCAGGCCACATTTCTGACGGCATGGTGCCAATCACGCTCTTGCCTGTCGTAAAAGTTCCCGTAACTTCGCCGCGAGTGTAAACAACGTTGCCGATTTTACGCAAAGATACGGGCACCCCGCCGTTGGTGGAAAACCCGCTCGCATAGGTGATGTTAACCCAGCCGGTGTCGTCATGATTGGTTAGCGACCCCACGGATACGTTGCCGTCAAAAGCCGCCGTGTCAGTCTGCAATGTCGGTGAACCGCTATTAGCAGTCTGCCCAATTGACAAGTAGCTGCCGCCAGCCATGTCAAATGAAAGGTACCCTCGCGTAGGGTCACCAGCTTGCTTGCCAGAGAGCCGCGCAATCCGCAGGTTGTTGTCGTAAAAATCGACCCACGACCCAGCGATTTCCGTTCGCGTAGCCGCAGTGCTTGACTTGATTGCGGCACCGACAATGGTGCCGCCAGTGATCGTTGCAGTGCTGTCGATGTTGCCGGAGAACTGACCGGACGTAGCGTTAACAACACCAGTGAACGTACCGCTCGAAGCAGTGAGCGCACCAGTGGCGGCGTCCAGCTTGAACTTCTGCACCCCGTTAGCGTCGTAGCCGAAGAGACCAGCAGAGGTAAACTTAACACCTGTGTTGGCCGCTAGACTGCTCTGCACGGTGGTACCTGTGATGGTCACACCACTCACAGACGTAGCGGTGACAATGGCAGCCGTCAAGCTTCCAATGTCGGCGTCGTTAGCGGCGATCTTGCCTGCAGCAATGACCGCAGCGCGCACGTCAAGACCGTTCAGCCGAGCCACGTCAAGCGTACCAGCCGTGATCTTACCCGCGTTAAGGTTTGCGATCACAGCGTTGTCGATGGTGCGCGCAGCCCAC